TTAATAACCATCAGATCCCACGGTGTGGGGCATGGATGGGGCAAACTCACTCAATTTCTGGTTGAGGATGAGTACCTGGTCCTGGTTATTTTCAGCCATCCAGGATCCGTACACCCGGTAAACCATTTGCGCGTCGGTGTGGCCCATTTGCTTCGCGATGAAGTTCGGGTTTGCACCGGCAGCTAACGACCAGCATGCATACGTGTGTCGGGACTGGTATGCTCTGCGATAACGAATCCCGGCGCGTCGCATTGCCGCTTCCCACGACTGGTTAATCGACCCCACTGCGTAATGATGCCCGGCACGGCCATTACGTGATGCGATCTGCGGGTTGAACACGAACGTGCATGGATGCACATCGGTACGGCCATACTCGCGCAGTTTCACCTCAACCTGATACTGCTTACCCAGGCGTGTTAACTCGGCCTGGCTCTTCAGCACGTCGATCGCTGGCTGAATGAGGTTGATGATACGGTCCGTCCCGGCCTCTGTTTTCGGAAGGGTGAACTCCTTCGTTAACGTGTGGTTCCGGCGGATCATCATCGTACCCGCTTTCAGGTCGATATCTTCCCAGGCCAGCGACACAAGTTCTCCGTGGCGCACGCCGGTGTACACTGCCAGAGACCACATGTTTTTAAGTTGCTGGTGGGCGCAGGCGTTAATCAACCTGACAAACTCATCGCGCGTCAGCGGGTCAGGCTCGCATCGTGACCGCTTAAGCATGGCGATCCCGGTGAACGGATTCACCCGTACATAACCGCTATCAGCGGCAAACTTAAACATCCCGCCCATGGTCTTCATGTAGTTGTTGACCGTTCTGACTGAGCGACCCTTAACCGGCGTTTTCTGCCCGACTTTCAGCGTGTGATAACCGGTCAGCAATTCCTTCCTGATAAACAGCAGATCTTCCTGCGTTACCGCAGATACCAGCCTGTCCCCACCAATCCTGGGCACCATGTTGCGCGCTATAGATGCATAGCGTGACATCGCGTTGGTGCTGATCTCCATACGCTTCAGTTCAAGCCACTTGTTCGCCAGCTCCAGCACGGTGATTTCCTTGCTCTCCACCCCAAACCTTTTCAGGTTAGGCGAGTCTGGGAATTGCGCTGCATAGTTGAAGTTGCCGGTCTTAATCGAAAAGCACACCGACGCGCGCAGCTCGCCAGCGACCTTTCTGTTTTTTGGTGTATCCGGCACGCCGAGGCTTTCACGCACCCGGCTGCCTTTATAGATGAACCATATGCGGAGCGTACCGCCATGGTTTTCCACGCCTGTTGGGTATGCTGACTTAGCCATTATTCCCTCCTGACGTCCAAGAGCCCGCTAAGCATAAACGGATCTTCATTGGCGCGCACCCGGCTGTTTCTTTGACATGCTCTCAACCCACTGGTCGACAGCCTTTCGGTTGTACATGCATTCGCTGTTTTTCTTCGGCACGCCGTCCGGTGAGACGTGAAGATATTCCCGTCCTACCATCCAGCATTTTTTTCGGGCCCGCTCGATAGTGCCCGGGCGGAGGCCGGTAATCTCGACGAGCTTTTCTTCTGTTACCCAGTCGTTGGGAACGATTAAGGTCATTTCGCTCATGGGTGTCTCCAGGCAAAAAAGAACCCGGCGAGGGGCCGGGCAAAAGGGATCACGAGGTGGTGCTTTCGCACCCAATAGCCAGCTCATAACTGGCTATCAGTTGCGACAGATTGCATTAAATCTGCGATCGGTTATTGCGCCTTACAGAGAAGTTACTGGCCAGAGCGCTGCTGATTGGGCCTCCGTTGTTAAGGTCTGCCACGATGATATCGACGGTCAGCCCTTCGCTTGTTATTTCGGTATCAAGCGGCGCATTGTCCTCTAGCGCATCACTGAAAGATGCCGCTACAATCTTCCCGCCCATAAACGACATGCCAGCGCTAAGCGGCGGCTCTTTGCCGTCCTCATACTCAAATACGAACGTCATCTTTCCCATAATTTCTCCTCATGCCGCACGCTGGGCGCGCAGCTTCTTCAGGTGTTCTGCTGTTTCAATTTCTTCGGCGATCCGCTCGGCCTGTGCTTTGGTTAGCGGTTCGAATTCGTGTTGAAAGCGGCCCATGCTGGCGATGCAGGTGCGACCGTTGCGGATGTAGTGGATTACTTCGTGGGTAGCGCGGAGGATTTTGCATGGCGCGCCGTGGGAATCGGCGTACCAGGTATTAGGCTGGATTATCCTGAACATTGGGACCACCTTTGACGAAGATCACCCAGTGGGTTTTGTCTGACTTGCCGGTGCGCTGCCAGATGATCGGCTTCTGGTCGGTAAGCGCCAGGATATTGCTTACCGGGATCTGCGTTTCGTTCCATTTAAAGATGAGTACGCCGTGTGGCCACAACACCCGAAATGCTTCTGCGAAGCCGGTACGCAGATCATCGCGCCATGTTTCTTTGTTGAGCCGCCCATACTTTTTCCCCATCCACGCGCTATCGCCGACACGCTCAAGGTGCGGCGGATCGAACACGACGACAGGGAAAGTGTTATCGGCAAAGGGAAGGGCGCGGAAATCAGCAATAAGGTCCGGACTAATAACCAGTTGGCGACCGTCGCAAAGCTCATGCTGCTCGGCACGGATGTCACTGAATACGGCGCGCTCGTCCTGCTTGTCGAACCAGAACATGCGCGACCCGCAACACATGTCTAAAATTGACTGCTGCATTACATCCCCCTCTGCTTATTCTTCAGTTCGATCACGCCCTGACATTCTGCGCACGTATGGCAGCCGGGGACGGCAGCGCGCCGCGGCTCGGGAATTGGTTCGTCGCATCCTTCACAACGCTCAGCTGATACGGCATTGCGGTTCACTCGGTGAGCCGAAAGGGCAGCGTTACGCTGAAGCTCTTCAATCTCTGCTGCGGTATCGATGATATCGGCCATAGTCAATGCTCCCGGAACTGTCGGTTAATTCGGTTGAATGTGAACGCCAGTAATAAAAAAGGAGCCTTAAGCTCCAGAGTGATTAATGCCTTCATGCTGGTAGCCCTTTCACTGCGAGGAATGTCGCCATCGCCTTATCGACCAGCTTTGTGTTGTGGTATTTGGAGATCGCCCAAGTGATGGCAAAGAGGATCCAGCGGAAGTGGCTGGTGTAGGTTTTGAATGTCAGCCCGTCGCAGACATCCCACGCACTCCAACTTTCGGGCCAGTCAGCGTTATAAACTGCCTGGTATGCTTCCCAGTCATTGCTAAACCCACCGCGGCATAATTCACGGACTACCTCACGAACTTTGGCTTTATCACTGTCTGGAGTATCGTCTTCATCATCCCAGTCTTCGTCTTCCTGCTGGTCTTCTGGAGCATCTTCCAGATATTCGCTCATTGATTCCTTCAGGCTCCGGCAAAAAGCATCATGATCGTACTCTTTCGCCAATAGCTCACACGCTGAAGAGCCAGCGCCAGCCTCCAGCTTTTCGGACCAGTAACCGGTGTTAATCCCGTCTTGCCACGGACCGAAAAAGTCGAACATGTCCGCGATACGGGAGAATGTCCAGGTGCCCATGTCGCCGGTGACAGTCAGATATCCCGGCCAGGTGATAATGTCGAAGTAATAACAGGATGTACCGGGCTGCTTCATGCGCAGGTGGCGGTAGAGACCGTCATCGCGGATTATTTCAAGTCTGTGAAAGGCGGTATCAAGCAGAAATCGGGTTGATGTATCTATCTGTCGGCGAATCATTGTTCGGCTCCAAAACGCCCGTTAAGGCGGCCAGTTTTGACGACGAACCCCAGGAGGCTAACTCCCAGAGCTTCTATTTTCTTGTGATGCTTGTTGATGATGGGAGGAACCGTTTCGTTCCAGTTAGGCTTTGGCTTCTTGCGCATGGCCTGCTGGATTTCCTCGGTGCAGCGGCGGCAGGCGGCGCGGATGGCGTTTTCATTTGCTGGCGTCATAAACCCTCCATATAAGCGCGGATGAATTCAGCCGCGGCCTGTGCGTTTATGGCGTTACCGTAGCCTTTGAGTCGGCCGACGCGGTTGCTGCTTGCCACTCTTGCCACCCCGGGCTCGATTCGTCCCAGGCGCGCGGCAGACCCATCAACCAGCGGGAATGTGCCGGGTTCAACTGGACGCCATTTGCCATCTCGACAAAAGAGCCAGTCCGCATCTCGCCAAAAACCGTTAACCTCAAGGGCCCGCATATGCCCGCAAAATCCTGAAGTCTCTGCTGAGCTTTGCTTCCGTCCGGTCGCCACATACTCATTGCGCGATCTACTGAGGGGCTGCGATCGTTGTTTGAGGCGGTCGGCGTTGGCCACCCCGTCATAAATGCCTGTCGAGGTAGTTGATCCAGTCTGTCCTTCCCATCCCTCTGCGCAGTCATCCCCATCGAGTCCTTCCAGTCGCGCGACGTTGGTGTTACCCACCCAGACATCATCGCCGCCGTTTGAATATTCATCCCACCCTGGCGTCCTGCTGTACGCGCGCCGTTCACTGATGAGGCAGTTGGCGTTGGCCACCCAGTAGGCCCGATCTCTGATATGCGGCGCACCGATGCCCGCTGCCGCAAACGGCACAAGCCCGAAGGCGTATCCCATTCCTTCCAGGTCAGCTTGTACAAGGTCGAACCATGTGTTTGCGTTACCGCTTGCAACCTGTTCGCCAAAGACATGCTGAGGTCTGCGCTCGCTGATGAGGTGGAAGAAGTGGGGCCAAAGGTGCCGCTCGTCAGCAAACCCATCGCCTTTGCCTGCCGCGCTGAAAGGTTGGCACGGACAGGAGCCTGTCCAGACCGGTTTGTCATCAGGCCATCCGGCGAGGCGGAGGGAATGGGACCAGACGCCAATTCCGGCGAAGAAGTGGCATTGCGTGAAGCCTCGCAGGTCGTCAGGTGTGACATCTTCAATACTCCTTTCATCAACTTCGCCCGGGGCAATATGGCCGCCAGCGATCAGGTTACGCAGCCACTGCGCAGCGAACGGGTCGATTTCGTTGTAATAAGCTGCTGGCGTCATGCGGCCTCCGTTTTCACGACGTCGATGACGCAGCCGGGTAGCAATTCAACCGCGGCGGTAGCGCACTGATTTCCCCAGTGGTGCCAGCCCGGCGCCGCACAGCGGCTAAACAACTCAATGCGCGGAACATCACCGTAAAGCAGCTCAAGCCGGTGCCGTACTTCCCACGGCTTTTCGCTGTGCGCTCCGAGCGGGCTGTATACCACCTGCTTAATCCCGGCGTGCTTACGTTCCAGCCCGGCGCCGCGGGTGGCAATCAACAGGTCTTCGGTGTTGGCCCGGGTGTGATTGCCGCCGTTCATGCGCGTCTCGGCGTTAAGCAGATCGAGGAAGTCGTAAAAGTCGGTGACTTCATCCTCGGCCAGCGCCTTGTTGATGCGCAATTCCGCGTTCTGATTCAGCTTCACCCAGGTAAAGCCCTTCATCGTGCGAATGGTAAAGCCCCAGGCCTCGGCCAGTTCGATCGCCTCCTGGTTATGCGTTCCGGTGTACCACATCGCCAGCACCGAGTTTTCGGCGGCAAGCTCCCACACCGGCAGGCGCTTAATGTCGATTAGCTTCATGGTTGAGTAGTGATCGGCGGCAGCGCCGTTGCTGATGGTGTTGCCGTAAGACCAGGGTGGATCGGCATACAGAAGTGAGTATTTCGCTGTCATGCTGCCTCCTGCCTTTCACGATATTCCTCAGCGAGCCGCTGCGCCTTTAATGGATTGCTGACCACTTCACCCCATGGCATTAGCCAGCCGTTACCAATGAAGGGAAGGCACAGCGTGCCAATCCTGATGTCGTCGTGAGCGTGAGTCATAGGATGGACTCCATTTCGTCGATGTAGAGGCCCTGAGCAATCAGGCGGCTACGGCGGGCGGCACGTTCAATGCATTCCTGCCGTCGGCCTTCCCGTGACTGCTCTATGGCGCGCCGGGTGAACAGCCGCGATTTACCCTGCGGTGTTACGACCTTTGGCTTTGTGACCAGGTCGAAAGTCCGGTCGCAGATGCCGTCATCGTTGAGCCATTTCCTCGACTCAACGATCTGAGCTATCTGCCCGGAGCCGCGGGTAATGCCGTTGGCAACCCGGTTAAACTCGATGAGCGTTACGCCAAACTTCTCGGCTATTTCGCTACCGGTGACCGGGCGGCCGCGCGTCTGAATCATCCAGATAACGCGCTCACGGAGGCCGGAGAATTGCCCGGTTCGACCTGGTCTTCGGTAGAAGGGTGTGCGTTTCATTTCCACTGCTCCCCGAACGTGAAGCCAATTTCCGCCAGCGCCTCGTCCATCTTCTCAATGAACTCAGGCACCATTTCGTTGAAATCGGTCATGTACTGCGGATCCCGCTCAACGACGACATGGTGAATGCCTTCGCGTTTCATGCGAGGGTCGTAGTTGGCAAAGAACCAGGCGTCTTTTCCGGTCACCCACATGCTGTACTGCACCTGGGCCATATACGCAGACTTGATGGCTTCGAAACCGCCAAGGCGGAATTTCATGAAGTCGCGGGAGGTGAACGGGCATTTCAATTCGAGGCCGAAATCGTTACTGCAAAGGCCGTCAGGGGAGCACGCGGTGCGCATGCTCTCGTCACGGAACAGGATCGGAGACTCCGTGACTTTCACGTCGGTGGTGAACTCGAAGAGGGTGCGGGCATCTTCCTCGTACTGCTTGCCCCAGGCCAGCGCCTTGGCGTTAACCTCTGGCGCGACGCCTGTGCATACCTCGGCGAGCAGGGTGTGGAAGTAGGACATTTTCAT